GGTGTTCAAGGATATGTTATTCAAGCAAACGTAAATTGGCTAAGAGTTACATACCCAAATACAGCAACAGGTACAGTAGATAAGATATTGGTTAGAAACTAATCACATAATTACTTGACTTTTGGTCTCCAATGTTGTATTATAACAACATGGAACTTCAACAAACGGTCTATTCATTCATTCCCGGTAAGACAAGACAAAGTTCAGGCGGCTGGCTGAGTTTTAATTGTCCGTGCTGTATCGACCAAGGAGAATCTCGTGCTGACACGAGAATGAGAGGTGGATTAAAGAATGAGGGTGATTTAGTATCATATCATTGTTTTAATTGTGGTATTACAGCATCTCATAGAAAAGGTCACGTTATAAACAAGAATTTTGTTAAGTTTATGAGATTATTGGGAGTTCCTGAGAGTGAAATAAAGAGATTACAGATTGAAAGTATAAGAGAAAAAGAATTATCAGAAGGTCCGTGGGTGTTTACATCAAAGACTCAAACAACAAGAATTCCATCATTTGTTAGTATGGACTTGCCAGAGAGTTCAGAATTACTAGAAGATGTAATAAATAAAGATAATCCACCTGAAGGTGCCATTATGGCGGCAAAATATCTTCTTGACCGAGAAGTTTATGACTTTGTTGATACATATTGGAGTAGTTCATTTGGATTTAAGAATCGTATAATATTTCCATTTAAACAAGGCGATAGAATTGTTGGATATACAGGAAGAGATGTATCGGGCAAATCAGAGTCTAAATACATGACGAAACAACCAAGAAATTTTTTATACAATTCTGATAAAATAAGAGAAGATAAAAAGTTTTTAATTGTAGTAGAAGGAACGATTGATGCGGCAGTATTAGATTGTGTTGCGATAATGAGCAACGAAGCATCACAAAAACAAATTGATTATATTAATCAGTTTAAAGGGGAAGTAATTGTGTGTCCTGATAGAGATAACGCTGGCAAAAAGTTAATTCATCAGGCACAAGAAAATGGTTGGAGTGTTTCATTTCCAATCTGGGAAGAACATATTAAAGACGCGGCGGATTCAGTAAAAGAATATGGAAAATTATATACATTAAAATCCATTGTTGATGGTCGTATAAGTAATAAAACGAAAATAAGTGTGAAGACACGAATAATGTAACGTAATATAAAGACTCAAGGTAGCGGGTTTGCCAAACGACCGCACTAAAAAGCGTAGGAGAAGTAATGGAAAAAGATATAGATGTAATATATAATGTAATACCCGAACCTAAAAAAATGCCAGATGTGCCACCACCGCCACCGATGCCAATGCCTCCGGTGCCGCCAAAACCTCCAGGAGAGTTTCTAAGGGATAACGGTGTTTTACATATGGATAAAGAATTTAATCAGGAAAATTGTATGCCGTTAGTTAAGATGGTAATGGAGTATAATTTAATGCCAGAAAAAGAGGCTCCAAAGATTATTCATTTATACATCAATAGTCCAGGTGGATTTGTAGATAGTTGTATGCATCTAATTGATGTGGTAAAGCAATCACGAATTCCAGTATATACATACGGAATGGGTTCAATTGCATCGTGTGGTGTTATGCTTATGATGGCGGGTGTCAAAGGACATCGTTATCTAACTCAAAATACAGCAGTTATGTCACATGAATTTAGTGGTGCAACACGTGGTCAGTACCATGATATGCTAGATGCACAACCTCATATGGAATGGACTAATAAGAAACTACTTGAACATTATATGAAATGTACAGGAAAGAAAGAAAATTATATTCGCAAACATATGTTAGCACCAAAAACAGACCATTGGTTGACGCCAGAAGAAGCGATTAAACATGGAATTGCAGATAAACTAGTCGAAACATATTGACAAAGTACTTAAAATTTTGTATAATATTATAAACACTTAGAGGATATAAATGTCAGAAGTCAAAAACTATTCAGCAGACTTGCAGAAATTGTTCGTTCAATTTATGCTAACTGACCCTCAGTTATTCACACGAATAATGGGAATTGTTGATGAACGACATTTTGATAGACCAACCCGTGATATTGTAAAATTTCTTATTTCGTATAGTAATGAATATCAAACTATGCCGACAGTTGAGCAGATAAAAGCAGAAACAGGACAAGAAATAGAACTACTTGACGATATAGAAAAACATAGTGAATGGTTTATTGACGAGTTCGAAACATTCTGTAGGCATAAAGCAATAGAACGAGCAATCGTTAATAGTGCCGATTTACTTGAAGAAGGTAAATATGGTGAAGTAGAAACAACAATCAAAGATGCAGTTCAAATTGGATTAACTAGGTCATTGGGTACAGATTATTTTGATGACCCAAGAAAAAGACTTGAGTATTTAAAGGAAAATAATGGACAAATATGTACGGGTTGGAAAGATTTAGATGATAAACTTTATGGTGGTATTAATCGAGGTGAAGTAACTATATTTGCTGGTAGTTCTGGTTCTGGTAAATCTTTATTCATGCAGAATTTATCATTGAACTGGGCACAAACAGGACTGAATGTCGCATATATTACTTTAGAATTATCAGAAGAATTATCAGCAATGCGTATAGATGCAATGGTAACAGACAAAAGTACTAGGCGTATTTTTAAAGAACTAGATGATGTTGAATTAAAAGTTAAAACAGTTGGTAAGAAAGCAGGTATGCTTCGACTTAAATATATGCATTCAGGTTCAACAATCAATGATGTCCGTGCTTACTTAAAAGAACTTCAAATCGTAACAGGTAAAATTGTCGATTGTATTTGTCTTGATTATCTAGACCTTTTAATGCCTGCAACTAAGAAAGTTCAACCTGGTGATTTGTTTATTAAAGATAAGTATGTCACAGAAGAAATTCGTAACTATGCAATGGAATCAGAACTAGTTGCGGTTACAGCCTCACAATTAAATCGTTCAGCAGTAGAAGAAATTGAGTTTGACCACTCTCATATTGCTGGTGGTATCTCTAAAATTCAAACTGCTGATAATGTTATTGGTATCTTTACAAGTAATGCGATGAGAGAACGTGGTCAATATCAACTCCAACTACTAAAAACAAGAAGTTCAAGTGGTGTTGGTTCTAAAATAAATCTAGTATTTGACAGAGATAGTCTTAGAATTAGTGATTCAGACTTAGGTGATGATGATTTAGCAGTAGGAACACTAGGAACACAAGATGTATCAAAGGTAGCAGACATATTAAAGAGAAAAACAACGATATCTAATGACTCTGACGACATCGATTCTGTTACTCCATCAGAGAAAAATCAATCTGCAATGAATCTACGTGCTATGGTAAAGTCAAAAAAGTCTACTCCGTTCGATGATAATTGATAAATACTGATAGGAGAATTATTTTATGACTAAAAAACCACGTAGAAGTCTATTTGAAGAATTAAACTCAATGGCGATTTCTAAAAATGAGCCAGAGAGATTTGTCGAGCAAAAAGGCGAACATATAATTACTGGTGCAATAAATTTAATTGAGTTCATAAATCGTGAATTTGATGAATCTGTTGCTGTGGATTTAACCAAGCGGCTTGTTAACAGCATTCGTACGGGTGACATGAGAAAATTCAAACGTGGAATAACTCATGCGAAGCGAAAAAATGACTCTTGAACAACAACTTAAAGAATTAAAAGTTCTATCAGGAATTTATAAGCCCTATCAACCAGAAGAGTTGAATCAGGAGAATATTTCCTATATTGGAACTGCAAAATCTAAGTATCAAAAGAAACATAAAATAGAACCAGGAACGCAAGAATGGTTCAAGTTATGGTTTGCACGTCCTAAATTAACTGGCGAATCTCCATATAAGAGGATATAATATGAAAGTCCGTGAAATAGTCCTTTTAGACAAAGGCCGCGAAAGAAGATTTAGAGGACCAAGAATACCTCGTAATAAGCAAATCGGCTTCCATCAGAAGATGAAGAACCTTCTGGATAAAGCCCTTAAAGAAGAGGGTGCAAGAATTCAGCATTTAGAAGACTTGATTATTTTTGATGGTTCAGTTGGCGGCCAAAAAGCAATCGCTAAATTACATCAAGTAGAATCTTCACCAAAATCAATTAGTATCAAATGGGATGGCTCACCAGCCGTTATCTTTGGTAGAAATGAAAATGGCGAATTTGTACTTACAGATAAAAGTGGATTCACTGCAAAAGGTTATGACGGCAGAGTAACAAGTGGTGATGACTTAGAGAAAATGTTTTTAAACAGAGCCAAAGATGGAATAGATGATAGCAAACGAGATTTTGCATCAAAGATGAAGAACATATGGGACAAAGTAGAAAGTACTGTACCTGCTGACTTTAGAGGGTATGTACATGGTGATTTACTTTGGTTAACAAAACCTCAAGTAAAAGATAACAAAATAACATTTACACCAAACACTACAACATATGCAGTAAATGCCGAAAGCGACATTGGTAAAAAAATAGCAAATAGCGATGTTGGTGTAGTAGTACATATGGCAATTGGACTAGATGGAGAAAAAACACAAGTTGATATGACTCAATTCCAAGGTGGGCAAACTTATATTATGCCTCCAGCAATGGTAACAAAATCACCAGGTGTAGATATTCCAGCCGTAGACGAATTAGAAGATTACCTAAGTAAAAATGCAGGAGCAATTGATAAATTGTTTAATGTACCTGCTGAATTAAAAATGGCAGACTTTGGTAAAGTACTATATGCATACATTAATTCATCAGTTAAAACAGGCGGGTTAGATAATTTAGGCTCAGATTTTATGAAATGGGTAGACAATAGTAAATTATCAGCTCCTAAGAAACAACGTTTGGGAGAATACATAAATAGTAATATAGATGGATTTAATGCAACTTTTAATTTTATAAAAGGAATAAAGAAAGTTAAAAATCAAGTTATTAAAGCATTAGATTCACAAAAAGCAGATATTGAAGCATATACAGCCGGCCAAAGAGGCGGCGAAGGGTATGTAGTAGATAAAGATGTTAAATTAGTTAATCAAAAAGAAAAAAATATTCTTAAAATTTTAAAATTATTTTTAAATTGCAAATATAAATGGGGAGGAAAAACATATAAAGGAATCGACTGTTCAGCTTTAATTCAATTATTATACAAATTTAATAACAAATTTTTTCCA